CCCAACCAACCTACCGAGGATCCCGATGCCCAAGGTCGGCTCGACCCACTACCCCTATACCGCCGCCGGCAAGAAGGCCGCCGCCGCGGCCCGCAAGGCGAAGCGGAAGACCAAGACCAAGACTAAATCGAAAACGAAATAATATGGAGGCTCGCACCCTCGAGGGCCGCACCCTCCATGCCCTGGACTACCGGCCCGAGACCTGGCCCAATGACCGCTGGCCCAACTTCAGCTACGGCGAGATGGCCTGTCATGAGACCGGCGCCTGTAAGATGGATCCGCTGACGATGGATCGACTGCAGCTCCTCCGCTCCCACTATGGGCACCCGCTGGTCATCAGCTCGGGCTACCGAAGCCCGGAGCATAGCCGGGAGGCGGCGAAAAAATCCCCCGGATCCCATGCCAAAGGTCGCGCCGTCGACATCCAATGTGCCGGCGTCGATGCCTACCAGATCCTCACTGAAGCCCTGGTCGTCGGGTTCACCGGGATCGGCGTCCGCCAGGCGGGCGATGAGGGGCGGTTTCTGCATCTCGATGACCTCGGCCCGGAAGAGCATACCGTCCCCCGGCCGGCGCTCTGGAGCTATTAATGGGTGATCCCGTTATGAACGGCGAAGAGCGGGAAGAGGGGCGCGACAAGAAAGGCCGGTGGACTACGGGCAATCCTGGGCGTAAAAAAGGCTCCAAAGACAAGTTCTCGACGCTCAAGAACGAGTTCGTCAAAGTCTTCGAGCAGCATGGCGGGCCGGCCCGGCTGGCCGAGCTGATGGCCCAGCACCCCGAGAAATACTTCGAGTTCCTGGTCAGGCTCCAGCCTAGAGAGATCATAGCCGATGTGACTACCTCCCACCAGCCGACGATAACGGCGCCGCCGGCGCCCCCGCAAGACTTGAAAGAATGGATAGATCGGCGGGACGAGATCGTCGAGGCGCTGCCGCAGGAGGCGGGCGTGGATGCGCTGCTGGCGGAGACGACCCGCCTTGAGCCTTGAGAAGATAGTAACTTGGCGGCCTCAGCTCGGCCCCCAGGCTATCGCCATCGACGCCCGCTATACGATAGACGAGCTCTTCCTGGGCGGCGGCAGAGGCGGTGGGAAAAGTGATTTCCTGCTCGGGGACTACCTGGCCGATGTAGAGCAGGGCGCCCGGTGGCAGGGCATCCTGTTTCGGCGGACCTACCCGGAGCTGGACGAGTTGATACGGCGCAGCTACGTGCTATACCGCGGCGCCGAGTATAAGGTGGGCAAACATGAGTGGCGCTTTCCCAATGGGGCTACGCTCAAGTTCCGCCACATAGATTCGGTCCACGACGCGGCCCACTACCAGGGTCATGCGTATCAGTGGATAGGGTGGGACGAGCTGACCAACTGGCCCACGTTGGAGCCCTACGACCTCCTGAAGGCCACGCTCCGGTCAGCCCACAACGTCAAGGGCTTGAGGATCCGCAGCACCGGCAACCCCGGTGGCCCTGGGCACTCGGTGGTCAAGCAGCGGTTCGTAGATGTGGCGGCCCCGATGGCGCCCTACATAGACCCGCTGACGGGGATGAGCCGGGTCTACATACCGGCGCGGATCTGGGACAACAAGAAGCTGCTCGAGGCCGATCCGAGGTATATCGAGCGGCTCAAGGCGGTAGGCGATGACGCGCTGGTAAGAGCCTGGCTACACGCCGATTGGGACGCCCTCGTAGGATCCTTCTTCGCGGTTAAGCGCGAGGAGGTGATGGTCGAGCCCTTCGACATACCGCCCGATTGGCAGTTGTTCGGCGGCATGGACTACGGGGAGACCAACCCCACGGCTTTCTGGCTGGCGGCCATCGACTACGACGATACGGTCCATATGGTCTCGACGTATCACCAGGCGGATCGCTCGGCGTCACAACACGCCGAGGGCATCCTCGAGATGATCGAGAACTGCCCCTTTACGAGGGGGCGGCGGCCCGCGTCGATCTACTGCGACCCGTCGATGTTCGTCAAGCGGCGCCTGACGCCGATCAACGAACATTCGCCGGCGGATGTCTTCGCGGATGTGGGGTTGCACCTGACGCCTGCGAATAACGACAGGGTCGCCGGCTGGCGGGTCTGCCGGGATGCGCTGCACCACCAGCGCTTTAAGACGTTCCGCGGCTGGACCGAGCCCTGGTGGCAGGCGGTGCCGGCGCTGCCGCGAGACCGCAACAATGCGGAGGACGTGGATACTCATAGCGATGACCATATGGGCGATGCTTGGCGCTACGGCATGGTTCATATATATAAGCCTTACCGAGTCGAGAAACCCCAACTGGCGGGTACTGGCCAGGAACTGATTAATGAGATGGCGGCGATGGTCCGAGGGGGTCAGGGCCGCTATAACGGAGGCAACGGACAATGAAAGCGTTCAACGGCACACCCCATAGCAACGGCGGCCAGATCAAGACCAGCAGCGCGGTCAAGGACACGCCCAACAGCAAGCGCAAGGGCCCGGCGGCTACCATCGGTGGCGGCAAGCGAGGGGGCGGCAAGAAGAAATAGCATATGGCTTCCCAACGCCAGGTAGACTTTTGGGAGGGCGAGATCGAGACGTGCCGCAAGTACATGGCGAAGCGGCACAAGGTCTGGCGGCGCCTCCTCGAGCAATACCGGATGAACTACGATATACCCGGCCTACCGGATGAGCGGGTTATCAAGATCAGCCGGTTCTATACGCTGGTGCGTCAGATCCTGGCGTCGGTCTCATTCAGTTACCCGCGGGTATGGCTGAAGGTCGAGAACGAGAGCTATGAGCGCCAGGCGGAGCTGCTGGAGCGGGCGGCCAATGCGGCGCTCGAGCTGATGAGTGCTAAGGACGAGATACGGCAGGCCACCTTCGACACGCTCTTCTGCGGGGTCGGGTGGCTCAAGGTAGGGTATAACCCTGCCGGCGACGACGCTATCGACCCGGCGTATGTGGCTAACGATACGATGCGGGACGACTTCCCCTATTGCCACCGGGTCGATCCGGTCAACATCTGCTTGGATCCGCTGACGCCGCCGCACCGCCTCGGCCATGCCCGATATATCATAGAGCAGATGTATGTGCCATACGAGTTCGTCAAGCGCGACGAGCGCTATGTCAACCGGCGCCAGATCAAGCCAATCTCTAAGGACGCCCAGGAGGCGGACGGCTTCATGGCGGGCTACGGCGAGGTCGATCTGCACGATGACCAGAAGAGCGCCGTGCGCGAGAGCAAGCAGGCGGGGGAGATGGTCCTCCTCTACGAGGTCCATGACCGGGTCCATCGCCGCCGGCTGACCTTTGCCGATGGGGTGCGCGATCCTATCGAGGATATCGACCACCCCATGTTGGAGCAGGAGCCGGTGATGGTGACGGATCCGCTTACGGGCGAGAATCTGCTTTCGGGCGAGTTCGAGCCTACGGGCGGCTACCTCTGTGACAGTGGGTTCCCCTATTTCGCACTGCGGTTCGACTTGGAGGCCGATACCTTCTGGCCGCTGCCGCCGCTGGCGTATGTCGAGGATACCCAGAACCTCCAGGTCGAGAGCATCTCGCGGCGAGCCGACAGCTTGAAGCGGTTCCAGCGTATTGTCTTGGGGAGCCGGCGGGAGCGGGAGGCCAACACCAACCTGGCCGATACGCTCGAGAACGCTACCGATGGCGAGATCGTCTGGGTGGACGATGTGCAGACCAGTTTCAAGGAGCTTCCTTTTGGGAGCCTGCCCCCGGACCAGCTCGGCCTCGAGGCGGATGCGCGGTTTATAGAGGAGCAGTCGCTTCAGGTCTCTCAGATGGCGATGGGGGGCGGTCCCAAGCGGACGGCTACCGAGGCTTCGCTGATCGCTTCCTACGGGCAGCTCAACCGGGAGTGGATGCAGCAGTCGGTGGCGGACGCCTATAGCTGGATCGTGCGTAGCGCCTTTCGGATGATGGCCGACGAGCGCTATCACCCGGAGGAGTTCGTGCTGAACGTGGCGGAGGAGGGCCAGGAGCCGATCTACGAAGCGATTATGAGTGATGTGTTTCGGACGGATTTCAAGGTGAGCGTCGAGGCGGGCTCTATGGCGCCGCTGGTCGAGCAGCTCGAGCGGGACGATGCCTTGCAGTTGTTTAACAACCTGATACAGTTGCCCGAGATAGACCGCTACCAGGCTATCAATACGCTCTTGAAGGCGCACCGGGTCAAGGATCCCGATAAGTTGTTCAAGGACTCGATGGATGCGGACGCTACGAAGGCGGCGCAGTTGGAGAACGTGGCTTACTTGCAGACGGGCGGCGATCCCGGCGTGGTTGAGGGCGAGGACCACCAGGTTCATGTAGAGGTACACGGCCAGCTCCTCAATCAGCTTATGCAGCAGATGGGGCAGGTGCAGCAGATGCCCGCGGTGGCGCCTATGCCGGGTGCCCCGGTGGCGCCGCAGCTACAGCAGCAGCAGCAGCTTCAGTTGGGTATCAACGCTA